GAATGATCTAATTTATTCCCGATTAGCCCCTGGTATTAGAGAAGAGTTAAAAGTACGTCAAGAAGACAATAAATATATTAGATATCACCAATTTCTAACAAACGAATTAGGACATCCGGCATTATCCCAGCACATGCATACAGTTATTGCTTTTATGAAAGCTTCCTCTAGTTGGGATGATTTTTATACAATGATGGAAAGAGCTTTACCCAAAAAGTCTGACCAATTTTTAATAGAGGCGACAGCATGAGAAATAGTGCAGAGATCCAGCTGATAGGCTACGTATATCAAGATGCAAAATGCCCGAATGAACGAGATCGTCCGAATTGGGTAGTGTTTAAGCTTTGTGTGAACAGGAAGTACAAAGATAAGAATGGAGAAGAAAAACAGGATACTAGTTGGTTTGAATGCAAATCCAATTCTGAAACAATGTCCAAACTTATTAAGCTGTACGTCAAAGACAAGATGGGTTTATTTGTCAGAGGAATACCTAAGGCTAAAGCTTATACGACCAGTAGTGGAACAGCTGAGGCAAACATCGAAGTACTAGTTACAGAGTTTAATATTCTAACGTATCCAAAAGAAAAGACGGATACAACAGAGCAAAGTAACGGCAGGTACAAGATAGAAAGCGGCACAAAGGCAGTTATGCCAGAGGCAGAAATATACGATGACGAAATACCATTTAGTTAGGAAAGAGATGCTTAAAAAATCATTATCGGTATTTGATATCTTTTCAGGGATAGGCGGATTTTCTCTCGGTCTGGAAAAAGCAGGAATGAAAACAGTGGCTTTTTGCGAGACCAATCCCTTTTGCCAACAAATATTAAAAACACATTGGCGTGATATTCCGATATTTTCGGATATATCAAAGTTAACTAAAGACGATTTTAAAACGCTAAAGCAAATTGACATTATTGCAGGAGGATTTCCTTGTCAGGATATTTCTTGTGCAGGAAAACAAGTTGGAATTAGTGGTTCAAGATCAGGACTTTGGAAAGAATTTAAAAGGTTAATTAATGAGCTCAAACCAAGATATGCAATTATCGAAAACGTGGCAAACCTGCGTAGTAAAGGACTTGTCACGGTCCTGCAAGATTTATGGGAGATCGGGTATAATGCAGAATGGCACTGCATACCAGCTTCTGCCTTTGGTGCGCCTCACAGGCGAGATAGGATATGGATTATTGCCTACGCCGCGTGCATCGGCACAGATGGATTGTCCATCGGAGAGGAGAAGAGACTCCCCGTGTTTAGAGACGATTGTAAAAATGCTACCGACGCCGACTGCAAGCGATGCGACTGTGGGAGATATAATCGGCAGGGAGGATATCTACAAGATGACTTCGAGCGGAAGTATTCGGAAGCACACCAAAAATGGGACATCGGGGAGTCTGGGATTAGCAAGACATGTAAGATTCTTTCCGACCCCAACTGCCAGAGATTACAAGGATACGGGGGATCTCAAGAAATTAGAGCAATATGTAAGCAAGAGCAGATTAGCTTGTACTATCGCACACGAGGAATTGAACAATGGGGAGTAGAACCGGAATCAATAGCTAGACTAAAAGAAGGTCGTCTAAATCCTGATTGGGTAGAATGGCTTATGGGCTTTCCAAGTAGCTGGACGGAGAGTGGAAGTCGTAGGCAGCGTCTTATGGCTTTAGGCAATGCAGTCGTACCATTAATTCCAGAATTTTTAGGAGAGGCAATTATAAATAGTTTTGGGAATAATTATGATCAATAAATTAATAGTAGTATGCAGTTTTTTTACTGCGAGTTTTGTAACATGTTTTCTCATGACTACACTATTTTGTCATGCCAATATTACACAAGAACTACAGGAGTTAAATAGCAAAATTGATAGAATAGTGATATTTTTAGACCTTGATTTAAACGCTGAGGATGAGGTAGAGGAATGAGTACAGTGTATGCTAGAAAGAGTATTCTTGGTAGAATAGATAGAACTATTACTGATGATAGCCCTAAGGAAAGTGACGGCAAATTTTTGCAAGAAGCGTGTATTATATCTGATTATAACTCTGCTGAGTTTACGTATATAAAAACCAGAATGGAGAATAAGTATGGTTTTAAGTTTAAAAATTACTACAAACGATTAGATGCAGTGGAACAGTGGGAGAAAGAGAGAGACCCTTTATCTGTTAAAAAAAGTGATACTAAAAAACCTAAGCTTACAATAATAAAGGATAACGACTGGATGAGATCTTGTAAAGGGGAGTTATCTCCAAGTCAAGCTCTTGAAAGGTTTCACAAACTAAAAGCAGAAGAGAAAAAACAAAGATTATTGGAAGAAGCTAGGAACGTAGATTTATTGTGGTGATAATTACAATCTTTGGGTAATTATTACTCAGATAAAGAGGAGCTAGATCTACACCGTTAAACATAACGAAAGATACTAAATAAGGTAACAAAAAAATGATAAACTGGAAAAATGCTAGTGTTAACATTGCCGAGCTTAAAGACTATGAATTCAACCCTAGAAAGATTGCTGATAAAGAAATCGAAAAGCTAACATCTCACATAAAAGAAGACGGCTACCATCAGCGAATAATCGTGAACAGCGATTATACGATAATAGGCGGGCATCAACGCAAGAAAGCACTACTTGCGGCTGGATACAAAAAAAATGATGTAATAGACGTATTAATTTCCGACAGGCTGTTAAGTGCAGAAGAATTAGACCGCATTAATATCAGGGATAACTTACCGTTCGGCGAGTATGATTTTGATATTCTTGCTGATAGATTTGACCTCGAGAGCTTAATTGATTTTGGCATGTCAGATGATATGCTTGTGGGCTTTAGCGAAGACAATATACTTGGCGTTGATGAGTTTGATATATCTGATTTACCAGTAGAGCCTAAATCTAAACTAGGTGATCTGTATGTATTAGGCAGTCATAGATTATTATGTGGAGACAGTACTAATCCGCAACATGTAGAGAGATTATTAGATGGAGCTAATCCTATATTAATGGTTACTGATCCACCTTATGGAGTGAGCTATGAACCTGAATGGAGGAATAATATCGGTGATGCGCATGGAGTAGCTAGAAATACCGGTAAAGTCCTAAATGACGATAGGTACGATTGGTCGGAAGCTTACTCTTTATTTGCAGGTGACGTTGCTTATATTTGGCATCCATCTAAATATACGCATAAATTTGCTGAGAATATAGAGAATTGTGGATTTGAATTAATAAACTTAATTATTTGGGGTAAGCAGCATTTTGCTCTAAGTCGAGGTGATTACCATCATCAACATGAACCTTTGTGGTATGCGGTAAAAAAGGGAAAGCAGCATAACTGGCAAGGTAAACGTGATCAGAGTACGATATGGGAGATAAATAATAATAATGTATTTGGTGGTGGTGGCGAAGAGCAAACAGGACACGGTACGCAAAAGCCTCTTGAATGCATGTTAAGACCTATTCTTAATAATTCAAAAGTTGGTGAAGGAGTATATGACCCATTTGGCGGAAGTGGTACAACTTTAATCGCTGCCCAGCGTTCAAAAAGAAATTGTTACATGATGGAACTATCGCCTGCATACGTAGATATCATCGTACAAAGGTGGGAGAAAGAAACTGGTCAAAAAGGAATTTTAGATAATAATCACTGCCCAGAAACCTTATAAAGAACAATAAAAATGAAAGAAACTATTCTAAAACAGAAGGTTTTACAACAGATCACTGCGGGAAGACCTACAAAATATGAGAAGGAAAAACATATAGAATTACTGCTTGATATTTATTTTAAAGGAGAGGGGGTTATGGCTTTTTGTGCCGAGGCGGCTATTACCCAAACTACATTTAATCTATGGGTTCGTACGCATAAAGAATTTAAAGAAGCCTATGATATTGCTATTAATATTGCCGGTAGACAATGGGAGGCTTACCCCTTAAAGAAGTCTGGCTTTAATTTTCCTTATTGGTCAATGATAATGCGCAATCGTTTTGGATATGGAAGGTCTCGATTCAAAATAGCCGATAAGAAAACAGCTGCGGAAATGATGCAAACGGCAAAAGAGCATTTAGACGAAGACATGATTACGGTTAATGACTACACCGCCATAGTAAATAGTGCAAAGATGCAAGCTATTATTGACGGTGAGTGTAATGATACGGAAGTGTACCGTCCTAGTACCAGAGAAGAGTTACTAGAGAAAAAAGCTCTACTAGAAAATATTGTTGAAACACAAGCAAAGATAACGCAAATGCAGAAAACTAATGAAAACCCAAAAATTAGTAAAGGAAAAATTATCTCCTGAAGCAATTGAACTAAGTATTATAAACGCTGAACTTTCCCTATACGAATTTCTAAAGCAAGCATGGCCTATTATCGAAGGTAAAACACCTTTTAT